TGACATCAAGCTCTGGAGCAGCAGGAGGGGGCGGGGGCGGGGCGGGCGCTGTGGGCGGGAGCGGAACTACAGCCACAGGTGGAAACGGAGGAAGCGGTATTTCTTCCACTATTACAGGAACCGCAGTTACTCGTGGCGGGGGTGGGGGTGGCTATGGTGATGGAAGTGGTGGTACTGCTGGAGCGGGCGGTGGAGGTATAGGTAGTACAAATGGTTCTGGCCAAACAGATGGCACAGCGAATACAGGTGGCGGTGGCGGTGGGCCAGATATGTTGGGCGGCTCCGGCGTAGTCATCATCCGCGTTCGAGCGAGGGCGTAATCATGGCGCATTTTGCACGTTTAGACGCTGACGGCATCGTAACCGAGGTTTTGGTTGTTGATAACGCGGTCCTTGGCGATCCGGAAACTGAGGCTAACGGCATAGCTTGGCTGCGTGACTTTGACACCCTGCGCGGCTTCTCGCCTGCCCAGTGGGTGCAAACAAGCTACAACGGCAATTTCCGTGGGCGGTATGCTGGGATTGGCATGATTTATGACGCGGCGTTAAACGAATTCATCGCGCCGGAACCCGAACCGGCACCGCTAGACGAAAACCCCATTTTACCGTAAGGTTGCGCCATGCCTACGATCAACCAACTCACCGCTGTCGATACAGTCACCGCTTCGGATTTGATTCCGATCTGGTCGAGCACTGACGGTGACGCTCGCAAGGCTTCGGCGGCGACGTTGAAAACCTATCTGACGGGCGCTGTCTCGGTTAACGACGGTCTGATCACTCAAACCGCGTCACCGGCTGCGACGGCGTTTAATATCGCTGTCGCTAAACCCGCGACCTGGCTGATCATCACCCCTGCCGCTGTTTACGCCACAGGTACAATCACGCTACCGTTTTTCTCAGACGTTCAAGGCGGGCAGATTGTCCAGGTCAACTGTTCGCAAGCCGTCACGGCGCTGACGGTTTCCGGCAACGGCGCAACGGTAATTGGCGCACCGACCGCGTTGACCGCTAATTCATTTTTCACCATGCGATATCGTGCCGACACGTTGGCTTGGTATCGGGTAGCTTAGGAAACACGATGGCTATTCTCGCACCCTTCCAGCCTCGCCGGGGCCAAAATCTTACGGCAACCCCTGCCGCATCGTCCGCGTCTGTCTCGCTTGATTCGCAGGCTAAGTCGGTTCGTCTAGTGAACAACGGCGCAAACATCTGCTTTGTGCGGATCGGCGCTGGCGCTCAAACGGCGACAACGGCAGACATGCCGGTTCGTGCCGGTAGCGAGATTGTCGTTTCCAAGGGCGACGGTGACGACACGCTCGCGCATATCTCGGCGGCTGGGACAACCTTGTATATTCAGACGGGCGAAGGCGGTATCTAACCGTGACGCAAATTCCGATTCTAAACGGGATTTACACCGACAACGGCCCGGACATTCGCACATCATATCCCGTCAACCTCATCCCGGTTCCTACCGTATCGGGTATTTCGGCGGGGTATCTGCGACCGGCTGACGGTATCGTTGCGTTCGGATCGGGGCCAGGTATCGACCGGGGCGGAATCAACTGGCGCGGCGAGTGTTACCGCGTCATGGGGACATCGCTGGTTAAGATAGCCTCAGACGGCTCAGTTTCGACGCTGGGCGACGTTGGCGGGTCCGGGCTGGTTACGTTCGACTATTCGTTCGACCGGCTAGCGGTGGCTTCTAGCGGGTCGCTGTACTATTGGGACGAAACCACGCTCACGCTGGTGACTGATCCCGATTTGGGAACAGTTTTAGATTTCGTTTGGGTCGATGGTTATTTTATGACTACGGATGGCGAGTATCTGATTGTCACCGAACTAAACGACCCGACGCAGGTTAACCCGCTGAAATACGGATCGTCTGAGGCTGACCCTGATCCTGTCGTCGCGCTGCTGAAAGTCCGCAATGAGGTCTACGCGCTAAACCGAAATACTATCGAGGTGTTCGACAACGTGGGCGGCGATTTTTTCCCGTTCCAGCGGGTCGAGGGCGCTCAGATCATGAAAGGCACCGTCGGCACGTTTGCCTGCACAGTTTACCTTGACGCGGTGGCGTTTCTCGGATCGGGCCGCAACGAAACCATTTCGGTGTTTTTGGGTGCAAATTCAGGCACGGTTAAGATCGCGACACGCGAGATTGAACAGATTCTCAAGGGTTACACTGAAGCCCAATTATCAACCGTGAAAATGGAAACTAAGGTTGACGAGGGCCACCAACATCTTTGGATTCACCTTCCCAATCGAACCATCGTTTACGACGCGGCGGCATCGTCTGCGCTAGGTCAACCTGTCTGGTTTACGCTAACGACGGGAATTACAGGGTTCTCGGAGTATCGGGCAAAAAATCTGGTCTGGTGTTACGACAAATGGCTGGTCGGTGACACGGCGTCGGTTAATCATGGCTATCTGTCCGATACGGTTTCATCCCAATACGGGAATATCGCACGGTGGGAATTTGGAACGCTGATCCTGTATAACGACGGGCGCGGCGCGATCATTTATGATCTGGAGCTGGTCAGCCTCACGGGCCGGGTCGCGTTCGGGCTAAATCCGCAGATCGCCACGTCCTATTCGCTCGACGGTCAGACATACAGCCAAGACAATTATATTCGCGTAGGCGTCCAAGGAGACCGTGCCAAGCGTCTGCGGTGGTTCCGCCAGGGCGCAATGAGGAACTGGCGTATACAGCGATTTAAGGGCGATTCACAGGCACACCTATCGTTCCTGCGGCTAGAGGCGGCAATTGAGCCGTTGGCGAACTAATGGCGCTGAAACTCACACGCAATCAGCTTGCATCGTTTTTGCCGGATCATGAGACGATTAAGCAATTCGAATCGCTGATTGACTCGGCGGGTGCGGTTTCGGCTGATCAGTATGAGATTGCCGTTACCGATCCGGCACCGTCTGTTAATCCATCGCCATCGGTTAATTATCTGGATTTTGATTTAAATCCTAAACACGTTGATAAGGTCGGGCGATTAGCCTGGAATGTGACCGACGACACGCTGAATCTGCATCACTCAAACGGCGTGACGCAGCAGATCGGGCAAGAAACCTACGTTCAAGTAATCAATAACACTGGGTCCGTGCTGTTAAACGGATCTTGCGTAGGATTCGGCGGCGCGTCTGCGAACACGATTGCGGCGACAAAATATATCGCCAATGGAACGCAGCCTTCGCTATATGCGCTGGGCATTTTGACGCAGGACATTGCAATCGGCGCTCGCGGTCTGGCGACGGTGTGGGGCAATGTACGAGAAATAAACACAACTGGATCACCCGTCAGCGAAACTTGGGCGGTGGGTGACATTTTGTACGCATCGCCAGCGGTTGCGGGCGCTCTGACTAAGGTTAAACCTACGGCACCGAATGTCGCGGTGCCTATGGCGGCGGTCCTAACGGTATCGGCTACGGTTGGAGAGATTTTCGTCAGACCGACGATTGAGCAACAGTTATATTACGGCGATTTTGCGAAGACGGCTGATCAGTCTATCGCGTTGATTAACACCGCCGAAGCGATCACGTTTAACGTCACCGATTCTAGCAACGGGATCAGCATCGGGTCGCCTGCCTCTCGGATCGTGGCGGCTAATGCGGGCCTGTATTCGTTCGCGCTCCATGCCCAGTTAATTTCCGGTAATGCAAGCAGCAAGAACGTGTTTATCTGGTTTCGAAAAAACGGAACGAATATCGCGAACTCCACGCTCGCAGTGACGCTATCGGCAAACGCTCAGTATTTCCCGATTGCGAAAACAGATTTCTTTTCGTTAGCGGCGGGCGATTACATTGAGGCCTATTGGGCGTCAACGGATACCGCCGTCACGCTCAAGGCTATCGCCGCGTCTGGATTCGCTCCCGCTAGTCCGGCGGCGGGTCTGTCTGTTACTCAGGTGCAACAATGACCGTAACCGTTAAAGCCTTGATCGGCCCTAAGTATGCCGAAGCCTCGACCACCATTGAATACACCGCGTCAAACGTTAAGGCGCTGGTTGATAAATTCACGGTGACAAATACGGGTGCGGCAGACGCAACCCTGTCTGTGTATTTTGTGCCAAGCAGCGGATCATCTGGGAACAGTAACCTGATTTTAGACGCTCGCGCCGTTGCGCCAGGTGAGACTTATATCTGTCCTGAGATCGTCGGGCATCTAGTCGCCAAGGATTATTCAATTCAGGTGGAGGCTAGCGTTGCATCGATGCTGGTGATTATGGCATCGGGCCGCGAGGTGTCTTGATAAATATTGTGGTTCGCGTATAGTGTGCGGGCTGAGATCAAGAGCGCCCAGCGGTTCATAGCCTCCTAGTGAGAGACCATGA